CGAGGGCTTCGACGCGGTCGATAAAACTAAGAAGCTCTGACATAGCAGCAGCGTGGTTAGGGGTATGTTAGTTAGGGGGATTCTTTATTTCAGGTAAGGATCACCAGCCGATTTTCTCGGCGGGCCGGTTTCAAATTCCAAAAGGCTTTTCTGCTCTCTGCGGATTATATCCTCAAGCGTATGTTTTATAAGGGCTCCATCATCCTGTTTTAGGATCTCCCGTAAAACAGCGGGGTTTTCTACGACAAGGCGGGCCTTCGCCTTGAGCTGGTCAATCTGGGTCGGAGAATAAGTTTTCGGCGGGTCTATTTTCCCATCTCGTATAGACTCTGCCCAAGAGTCTTTGGCGTCAGCAGGCGGTTCAACACTCGTTTTCGGAGTAATACGACCAATATCCCCCAAGATCTTATCGAGATAAGAACCCTCGGCCTTGCGAGCAGCTTCGCCTTGCTTTTCCCTCGCACCTATCCCCGCCTGCTTTTCCCTTTCTATAGCGCGGGCTTTATTTTGTTCGGCCCAGCTAATAAAATCTGATTCTTCGGGAGTAACAACTCCGTCCCTTTCCGCTATGCGGCGGGTGATGCCCACCTCCCCTGTCTGAGCCAGACTATACAGCAACCCACTGGGCTTTGCTTGTTTGGCTTGCGCGTCAACCGCACCAAAAGCGCCTTGGAACAAAGAACTAGTGGCGGCTCCTCGGAGCGGGTTCCGCATTCTCATGCGGTTGAGTTCCTGACTCTTCTCAAACGGAGTCCTGTTTGGGTCGTCTACAATGCCCTGCAATGTTTCAGACAAACCGCCTAATTGTTCGATCTCTTCCCGCTCCCGCTTCGACTTCTCTTTGGCGTGGTCGAATTCAAACATGGACCGCTCGTAAGCAAGATCAGCCGCCCGCATCCTGAACCGTTCACCCTCCATCTTGGCGATATTGTTCTGAAGCTCGGTAATTTCTGGGCCGTACTGCTTCTGGATAGCTTGACTTTCCCGCGACGAGAGTGGGCCAGTATTAAAGAAGTCGCCCCTCATTGGGGCGATGTCGTCTGCGTATGAGAACTCAGCCATTGTTACTGTTTAATGGGGGTTCCGCGTCCCGCACCGGCAGTGCTTCTCGGGTTCACTTTCCCACGCTCATTATTCCGCCGCTCATATTCTTCCATAAGAAGAACACGGGTTTCCTCTTCGCGCTTACGAAGGGCTTCAGCTTCTTCCTCCTTTTCCCGCTGTTTTTCCCGATATGCAGGAGTAGAGATGCCTGGCTCACCGGTAAGGGCTGCGGCTCCTCTGAGTTGCCCGCCGCCGGAACGATAACCGCGCCGTTCCAATGCCCGCGCTTCTTTCCGCATCCTTCCGGCGACAGTGCCGAGGGGGCGGGCGGCTTCGCCAAGTCGTCCTACAGAGCCGCTCAATGCCGTGCTTGTTCCGAATGCCCTGCCCTGCATGGCTTCAAGTTTTCCCAATCCTGGCGCGGCCACAGTGCCTCCTGCGGGGCTTCGCAAGAAATCTATCTTCGCCCGCTTTCGTTCGTCTTCAATGTCCTTCAGCATCTTGCGCCCGACACGATTGAAATTCTCTGCCGTAGTGAGCCCTTGGCTGACCATCTCATCTCTGAGCACCCCCACATTTGCCTGTCGGGCTTCGCCAGTGAGGGTCTCCAGTCCAGTTCTTAGAGCTTTGCCGAAGTCCTTGCTTAGTTCAGTCCGCTTTTCCTTGCCCTCCAGAAGGGCTCCAGCGATACCCGCGCCAGTTTCAAGCATATCGGGGTCTGTCGATGGGGGTTCAAAAACTTCGGCGGGGTCGTCAACATATGGTTTGTTTTCCATATACCGGCCTTCAATCGTATCCCCGAAATGATGGGTAAGACCCCCCACAGTGATATCAAATCCTTTCTTTTCGGGCGTCCTCCAAGCCAGAGAAGGCGCGGTAGTTGTGGGGGCTGCTTCCTGCGCCTTGGTGATAATGTCCGTAAATTCAGCGGCCTCTCCTTTAGAAAGTTTACCGGCGGCTTCTTCCAACGGCGTGAATTCAGGAGCGGGCTCTGCCGCCGCGATAGCGTCTGCAAGTTTTCGTTTAGCTTTGACCTCTCGCCGCGTGATCTTCTCTAGTTCTTCGGGGCTCAAGGTGAGCATTAGCTTTTCAATGGCGTTACGCTTGCGCCCGCCCCCCTTCCTAGCTTTGCTTAAATCTCCCGCCAGTATCTTAGGGTCAGGTTTGTTCGCGCCGTTGCTCATACCGATAGTAATTAAAATAGGCCGAGATTACCAAGATCCAGCCGCCCCAAGTCTCTAATTTTAACGGCAAAATGTCAATCAAGCAAAACAGTATCAACATTCTGGAGCGCCTCGCCCAGCTTCTTGATCGTCTTCCTTTGGTAGGGCCGCTTCGATGACCCCTCTTCAGGTGGGTCAACCGCTACAAGCCCGAGCCGCTGGCGAGCGCAATCCAGTGCGAGGAAGGCCGCATCAGCCAAATCAGGGCTGCGACCGAATCGGGCCTTGAATTCAGGCTTGGACTCAATCTTTACCCGCAGCGTTCCACTCTTCACCATGTCGTAATTGCGGCTTGTGATCTCTTGGGCAAGGTCGCTACTGACCCCAAATACTTGACGAGTCCGCATGAGTTCCTTGCCGACGAACCAAAGCTCAGAGACCCTATTCACATACAGCTCCGTCCCTACCGCCCGACTGTTTGCACTCACCCGCTTATCGCTCGCCTTCCCCCCGAAACTAACCCGAAGAAAGGTGCTCGCCCACTCTCCTGCCAGGACATCACAAAAGGGAGCCCCCGCGCCGGTCGCATCCACCGCCACATTTTCAGGGAGAATATTGCGCTTCACACAATGCTCCTTGATCTGCCTGACGATCTGATACGTCCTCGGGACGGCCTTGTTGGTGGCGTCATCGTTGAGGTGGACGGCCTCCCCGAACTCTATCACATACTGCCCAGTGTCGTCGTAACCGACCGCCGCAGTATAGAGGATCGTCCGGTCGCCCCCGTTGGTGAACGCAGGGTCAATGCCCGCCACATAGGTGGGAGTCCCGCGCCACGATACCTTGTGCATCGACTTACTCAGGGTGATCTCGTTCTCCCCATAGATCCCTTGGGTTTCGTCGCTATCAAAAAAGATGGCCCGCACCATCCGCATATACCCCCGCGACTCTGGGCCTAGTAGGGCTTTGTCCTCATTGATTTTTTCTTCGGTGGGTAGCCACGGGTAGATGACCTCCCCCGCTGTAATATTGGGCGAGCGTTCTCCGTCCAGACGAATATAATCCCCGCCCCATTTCGTGGCCCATCCATCCGCCGTATTAGTATCGATGGAATCCCACCCGTTGATAGGTTCCGACCAGATACCGAAAGAGTCAAACCGGCTGTTGGGGTTGGACATCCCGATTAACTGGAACTCGGGATTCTTCGACAGGTTGGACAACCCTGCTTGGAGAATCGCTTCAGACAATTCTGATAGCTCATCCCCAATCAAAATTACTCGCTTCTGCTTGATACCAATAAACTTACCGACCGCCTCACGGGTCTTAGATTTCTCAGCCGCGATCAGCGAGATGCCCGCCCGTTCGATTAATATCCCCCGTTCGTCTATATAGGCCGCGTTTCCTATTGAATCACGAATCTTGATTGGTGCTCCTTCGATAACCGAGAGCAACGACATCACTGAACCCCAAATCCTTTTTCGGGCTTCACGAAGAGTAGTTGAGGTCATCAAAACCAACGTATCTTTTGGTTTGGACAACCAGTTGATTATCCCCCACGCCGCCATCGTGTGGCTCTTACCGGAAGAGGCAGAACCCCCTACCGAGAGATACTTGTTATTGAGCGCCCCCCAAATCATTTGTTCCGCCCATACATGCCGAACCATTAATTTCTCGGGCAGATCAGGGTGGTTCCACAACTCGTTGCAAATGCGCCAGAAATAATACTCCCTAGCACGTAAATGTTCGTGGTTAGCAAATCCGTATAGCAAAGCGGTAATCTCACTCGTCGGGGGTATCATCAAACCCCCCACATCCATCCGCTTGGTCTTAGGGTCGATACGGGGCTCTAGTATCTTCTTGATGCTGGATCTCTTTGCCGCCATAATCCGTAACACAGCTTACGCCCCAAAGAATTGTCTGACAAATCTAAAGACACCCTGCAAAACCGAGCTTTGGCCCTGTATAAGGCAGACTGGAAAATGGTTTCGATAGCCAAGGAACTTGATGTGCACCCAGGCACAGTTCGTAGGTGGTTTAAGAAAATGGGCCTGCCCGCTAAGAAGAATGGCCTGCACCCGAACAATGCGCCGGATGCCGAGGACGCTCCTGCGGACGAACTGGCAGGGGCAATAGACAACCACTTGCGAGAAACCACAGACGAGGCCATCCGGCGGGCAAGCCACGATGCTCGTCAGGAAGAAGACGCAGCGATTTTGGAGATCGCAGAAAGGCAGGCGAGCCCCGCGGAAAAATATCAGCATTACGCAGCCGCTACTGGCATAAAGCTGATGCGCGACGGAGTTAAGAATCTTCGGCCCCCGAAGACAGTCCGAGAACTCTCGGAGCTAGATCAACTGGTGCGGCGTAATTTAGGGCTGAATTCCAAGTCGGGGGGCGGGGGCAAGATGCAGATTGATATCTCCATTTTGAATAACACTAAGGCGGATCGCGGGAACGGGGCGGTAAAACCGGTTATCGATATAGAATGAAAGATGATCTTCGACCTAAATTCAGGAGCCCCCGAGTTCAACGGGGCACACTATGACCCCGACGCCGACCCATTCTTTTTCCGGCAACTATCCCCCACGACATACTGGGGGTTCTCAGAAAAGGGCGGGGACAGAAAGAAAGCAGGGGGCAAAACCCAAAAGGGGCCGGAGGGCGTAACACTTTTCGCGGAACTACAGGATGCGTTTATCGGGGTAGTAGAACATGTTCGGAACCCCCCCGTGGCTTGCTACTCATGCTCAGGGACGATGGCTATATTGAAAACACAGCACGGCCTCAACACAGCCGAAGCTAAATTGGCCTTGAGCCAATTAATCGCCTGTGATTTGGGGCCAACCACACCGTGTTTCTTAGACTCAAGCCCCCTACAGGAATGACCAAGCTATTCAAAAACAGGAAAGTAGAAGTCAACCCTGTTGTCTTAGTGCGTAAAGACAACCCCCTAAAAAACGAATTTTCGTTTGCCAGGAAAAAACTGGTGGGTGTCTTCTTCCGTGTTGTCCCCCAAGGAGCAAGAGAAATTTTCTTTGCCCAAAGCCTCCCCAAAAACACTATGGTATTCACACCAGAGAATGGGGACGGATTAATAATATCTCCGTCATGCCTGAAGGGGATGGGATAATAATCGGGGTGGACAACGGCCTCGACGGAGGACTGTGCGCGATCTCGTCTTTCGACGGGGGCATCGTTGATAAGATCGCCATGCCAACACTCAACCGCTCTAAGAAAAGAGAAGTTTCTACAACCACGATCAACGAGTGGTTAATGGGCCTGAACACCCCGTTCACTCTAGTGGTAGAGGAACCGCTGGCGCACGCGAAAAGCTCTCAGGCAGTCAGGTCGATGGCTTTAAGTTTTGGCAAACTCTTGGGCATGGCCGAGGTCAAGGGATGGAAACACGACAGGATTTCTGTCCACAAGTGGCAGAAAAAAATGTTGGGCCGAACGGCAAAAGGGGGGACAAAAGCAGCAGCATTGGAAGTGGCGGAACGTCTGGCCCCCCAAGAAAACTGGCTCAAAAACAAACGATGCCGCACC